ATTTGCCCGCCGAGCGCACCAATACCCCCGCCGACGTCAACGTCCCGGCCAGCGGGCGCGCCGTCTGCCTGGCCACCGCCCCCGACGATGTCAGCGCGCCCGCCAGACCCTGGCTATATTGCTGTACACCAGCCGTATAGCCCCACAGAAACAGGTCGAGGCCGGCATTGCTGATTTCCTGTTCGGCGACGCGATTGTCATCGATTTCCACCCACCCCAGCTGGTGTTCTGAAATGGCATAATAATTGTCGTATGACTCGCCATTTTTTCTGATGCCGCCGATGTATTCGATATTCTCCTCGTGGAAATGGAAAAATGCGCCGCTATTCGATGCCGGAATATCGCTGCTGAAATCGACGTCCACGTAGCTGCCGGTCGTCGCGGTGGAATAATCCTTCGCATTGGCAAATGATGTCATTCCCGACGTCAGCCAGCCGACCAGGTAATATGTCACGTTGGCCGTGTCGTCAACGTAGGCCTCGATAATCTCGTTGCCGTCGCACGACATCATGTAGCCGCGCAGGTCGCCGTCGAATTGCCGGCCCCAGCGTGTATCCGTTGAGCCATTCTCTCGCATCCCGGTGCGCCGGAATCCGGTGCCGCCGGCGTAGCACAGCCAAAACGAGCAAATTGCCGTGTCAGCGCCCGTGTCCGAGCTGATGTCCACGTCCTCCCAGGTAAACGCGCTGCTCAGCGTTTTCGCGGAGGCGTTGGTCAGAAACGCCCCCCCCGAATTTTTAATGTACCCGACGATGTAAACGTCTACCTCGCTGGCGTCGGACAGGTACAGCTCGAAAATGTCATTGCTGTCCACGCCAATCGCTGCCCAGGTATGGCCCGCATCCTCGATGACGCCGGTCAACGTGTCGGACGAGCCGTTTTTGCGCGCGCCCCAGGTGTACTCGGTGCCGGTCGTATTGACGATTTCCAGCACCACGCCGGCCGTGTTGCCGGCGTCCACGTAGGCGCTGACATCGACGTCCGTCCACGCGCCGTCCGTCGAATGGCTGATTTCCGTGCGCGTGACCGGAATCATCCTACACCAACGATAGCCAAAACGAGTCCCCGCGCTGCCAATTTATCGAGCTCTGCCAGCGCAATGTCCAGGTCCTCCGGCTGCAACGCAGCGCGTTGCTCCACCGGCAAATCCGCGTTGGCCGTGTGCAGCGCCACGATGTACTGGTGCCAGATGGAGGCGTGCAGACCATCGAACGTTTGTTTGTCCAGTATGCCATAATCGCGAAACGGCCGGCCCTCGTAGCACGCTGCGCTCAATTCGTCGTGCGCCTCGTTGAATGGCGCATCGACGGCGCTTCGCAGCGACTCATATAGCGCTCCATCCAGAATCCGCGCCGTCGCTTCATACACACGCGCCACGTCATCCTCCGGCAGAGACGGTCAGCTCGTAGGTAAACTCGATACTATCGCCGTTGACCACGTTGATGGCTGAGAAAACGTGCCGGTCCATCAACGTAGTGCCGGTAGACTGACTGAACAGGCCATGCTCGGTGATGGCCTTTGTGGTGGTGTACGAGATGGTGCCGACCGATTTGTAAATGTTGGCGCTGGCCCCCTCGATTTGCGTGCCCGTGGCGCGGCTCTCCTCGTCGGTCGTTTCGATGTCGGTATCGCCCACCGCCGCCGCCGTCGTGCCGACGCCGCTGTCGTGGTATTTGAAATCGCCGAATTCGCTGGTCTCGGTCTGCAGCTGGTCCACCACGAAATTGACGAACGCAGTGGTAACGACCCGCGTGCTCACCAAGCCATAATTGATGACGCTGCCATCGGCCCGCGTCAGCCGGACGTAAAGCCGCCCCTCGATGCCGCTCATTTTGAGCGCGCGTCGCACCTGCGCCCGCCACAGCCCCGGCCACACATTTGGCAAATTGCTCAGTTTCCAGGCCAGCCCCGGTCCGGGCGCCGAAATTACCCGGGTCCGCACACTGCCCGCCAAACCCAATTTTGACTGCATCTCACATCCTCCAAATCCTGAAATTCATTGCATCAGCCGTCGCGTTACGATACAACAATCGTTTGACCATTCGACGGCTCAACAGCGTTTTTGCATTGTGCAATGCATCCAACGGTTTCAGACCGTTGGCCATCTGTTGCGCGAATAGCTGCGCCAGCAGCGTCGCGCCGGATAGCCATTTCGATGTGCTCCAGTTGCGACCCTGGCCGCCGATGACCGCCAGCGCGCCGGCATCCAGAAACGCCTGCAAAAACGGTGTCTGCGGCAGGTAGCACGTCGTGGCAAAAACCACCGTCCCGCGCAGATTCGCTGCCCGCACCGCGTCCACGTGCAGCGCGCCACAGCTCTGTTTCGGGCCGCTGTACAGATAAACCGACCCTGGCTGTCCGTGCAAATCGATATACAGCAGGTCGTGGCCGGACAGCCGGGTCGGTTCGATGTTGCCCGCGAATAGCGGCGGCGAGCTGATGACAGTTGCCCGTTCGCCTGCCACCTGGCGGGTAATTTTCAGATACCGCTCGTCGCAATACGCCAGGACATTCATTTCACTGCACGTTGCTCTCGTACCATAGCACCCACGCCGCGCCGTTGCACATCAGCGCCACCAGGTCGTATTGGTCGAACGTCAGTTTCGCGCCGTCGCTGGTGTAGATATTCACGTCGGCCACCTCGTAGGTCTGCGCATCGTCGGCGTACAGGAACAGCGGTTGCGCCACCACCGAGCACGTGCCCAGCGTGATGGTTGTCATACCGGTGGCATTGACGGTATACCACGAGTAGGCGGTGGGTGTAATCATCTGTGTGTCGGTGATGCTCGTCGAGGCAAATTGCAATCCGCCGCCGAGCGTGATGAAACCATCTGTGCCGTTGGAAATCGTCTCGTCGTTGGCCAGCGTCAGGCTGCCACCCGCAACGTCTACCCCGCCGGCGAATGTTGCCGTGTCTGTCACATTCAGCGTCCCGCTGACCACCGTATTGCCCGTCCCGTCCGCCACCGTGAACGCCGATGTGTCCACCGCCAGCCCGCCGTTCGCGCCCAGAATCCCTGCCAGCGTCGTCGTGCCGCTCACCGTCAGCGTCCCGCTGACCACCGTGTTGCCCGTCCCGTCCGCCACCGTGAACGCCGACGTGTCCACCGCCAGCCCGCCGTTCGCGCCCAGCGCACCCACCAGCGTTGTCGCCCCGGTCACGTCCAGCGTGCCTGCGATGCCCGTGTTGCCGCTCGTGTCCGCCACCGTGAATGCGCTCGTGTCCACTGCGATGCCGCCGTTCGCGCCCAGCGCACCTATCAGCGTCGTCGTGCCGCTCACCGTCAGCGTCCCGCTGACTACCGTATTGCCCGTCCCGTCCGCCACCGTGAACGCCGACGTGTCCACCGCGATGCCGCCATCGGCATTGAGCAACCCAGAGAATGTCTGCCCACCCGTCGTAGCCAGCGTGCCGGCAATCGTTGTATTGCCCGTCGCGCCGTCCACGTGGAATTTCTGCGTGCTGTGGTTGTCGCTGTAAACGTATAGGTCGGCACCGTGGTACAGGTAGACGTCCTCGCGTGCGTCGATGCTGACGCGCTCCCGCACCCGGGCCTCCGGCCGATACGCCCACAGCACCGCTCCGATAACCATCACAACCACCGAAAAAATCAGCAACGGCCAATAACGCCGCAGCCAGCTCACGACGTCGTCCCGTGTTATCGTCAGCCTGATTTTCCTCATCTCGTTTTTCCCTCCCTAGCCATGCGGTCCTGACCGGCCGCGACCTCCCGCAACGTGCCGGGCGAATCGCGCTCCACCCAGGCTGCCGTCTCCTCATCCAGCGTCACCGTCGCGCCTTCCACCAGGACGATGTCCTCCTCCCGGTAATGCGCCCGGTAATCGCGCACAACCCGATAATTTTTCATGTCGAACCTCCTGGGGCGCGCCGCAACGCGCCCCTAACCTGCTATTTGCAATCTGCAATCTGCAACTTGCAATCTTTACGCCAGGCTGATGGCGTAAAGCACCGCTGCCGCCTCGATGCCACTGGCCGCCCCGGTGGGACTATAGCGTCCCATGCCGATGCGCAGGCTGTGCACGATGCGCGTCTGGTCGGTCGCCGGCAGGCGCTCCGTCTCGACCTGCACCCGCCGCCGCCAGCCGATTTTGAACGCACGCCGATTGAACGCCGCCACCTGCCCCAACGTGTTATTGCCCCCGGTCGTGCTGACCTTGCCATCGGCCTCCGTTTTGCTCATCGCCATGCTGGAGATGAGCGGGTGGCGTCCGATTTTGGCAATCTCGCCGGTGACGACGGCCGCCAGCGCGCCGTATTTGTCCACGGTCAGCGTCTCATCCAGCAGCGTGATTTTGTCGCCCGTCTCCGGGTCGCAGATGTACGCCAGGTCCTCTGGATTCGTCGGATGGCCCCAATCCATGAGGTAGGTCGTGTCGAGCATCTTGGTGCGCAGACCCAGCACTGCATCGTAGTTGATGGCCGCGCTGCTGTGATTGACCGCGTTGCCGGTGTTGTCCACCAGCGCCGCGTGCCGCAGACCGTCGAACGCGAGATAGTGTTTGGTGTCGGCCGGGTCGGCGTCGTCCAGGTTGATGTTGCCCGTTGCGGCGTTGGTCGTGTCGCCGTTCAGCGCCGCACTGTCGCTATAGTGCGCCAGCGAGAGCTGCGCCTGCCGGCGAATGAACGGCACGAATGGAATGATGGAATCCTCCTCCATCTCGCCGCTCCACATCTGGTGGACGACGAATTTTTTGGCCGATACCAGCATCCGCTGGCTGCCCGATTTGCTCGTGCCATAGTTGCTGGCGTTCGATGCCGTGCTTTCCGCCACGAACAGCATCTCCGGCAAATCCGCCTCGACCGGCAGATAGGCCGATGGCCCGGTCATCTGGAACATATCCAGCAGGCCGAAAATCCTGCTCTCGGCCCTGGCCGCCTCCCATAGCTCGGCCACGTATTGCACGCCGACGAGCTGCGAGCCATAACCGCTCTCGGCGGTGTCCATCGCCCGCCGGGCGCGCTGGTAGGCCTCCGTTTCGGCCCACGCGCCGCGCGCGTACAGTTCGCGGTCCTCCGGCGATAGCCAGGTGGGCGAGATACGCCGTGCGAAATACTCGTCCAGCGCCCGCTCGTCGGCGTGGCGCAGGTCCTCCTGGTCGGCGTAATACGCCTGGCTGATGGCCGCCATAGTGCGCTGCAGCTCCTCTGATGGCCCGCGCGAGCGGCCCACCCGCTGCGCCGCCGTGAGAATGTCGTAGGCAAACTCGATGTCGGCCACGCTCAGGCCCCAGCGCGCGTAGCGCGTGCCGATCAGCTTCTCCGGCGCCCGCCCAAACCTCATTTTGCGCACGAATTTCTCGTCGCCCTCCAACAACTCGGCCAGGCAGGTATTCACCAGTCCCCGAATACGCTGCTCGTCCACGGCCTCGCCCAACGCCTGCAGGCGCTGGGCCACATCCTGCAATAGCTCCTCATTTGTCTGAGTCATATTATCCTCCTGCAAAAATTCTGTGCAACTCAATCAACACCGGGTCCACGGCGATAGACTGTTCTGCTGGCGGCTCCTCGCCCCGGCCGAAAACATCCGGCCACAGCCCCGGCTCGCCCTCCAGGAACAGCCCTCGCACCAAATCCGGCCCAATCGCAGCCAGCTCGCTCCGGCTGCGAAACTCTGGCGGCTCCCTGTCGAATTGCCGATAGTGCCGCGCCAGATGATTGTAACAGCCGCGCCGGTCTGCCTCGGGAATCTGAGTGTCTGCCTGAAATAGACGGCCCATCGCGGCCGCCACCCCACGCCAGACCACCTCACCCGTGTGCAGGTGATGCGGCAATTTATACGCCTGTTTTGTCTCTGGGTCCAGGTCGTCGTCGCGCCAGGCATGCATTCGCCACAGTTGCTCGGCGCCCTCCGCCTGCGCCACCTCTCCCGGCCCATCCCATGCCGCCTCCTCGGCGGCCTTGGGCGTGCTGTGCGGCGGGTGCGCCCGGCGCACAGCCTCACCCAACCCGCGCAGCATGCTATCGAGCTGGTCGCGCAGCGCCGCCAGCCCCCGCTGCTGCCGCACCGGCAGCGCGTCCGGGTCCAGCGGCACCGGCACGTTCGATACCTCCATCAGCTCGTTGACTATCCGCCCGTTGCGCTCCACCTCGTCCCACTGCACGCTCATGGCCACCAGGCGCTTGCATGCCTTACCGCGCACCCGCAGTGCAAACGGGTCGTCCGTGTCGTAATACACATCGGCCATCATCGCCCGATTCTCGAATGATACCTCGGCCCGCCCCAGTGGCAGATTTTGTCCCCACAGGTCGTGTACCCACAGCACCACCGGATGGCGCTGGAAGCGACTCAGGTCCCAGTCCTCCAGCTTCAGATCCTTGCCGTCGCGTTTTATGCCCTCCGTTGATGCCGTAAATCTCACCGGTAGATTCGGGTCATCCGGTTGATTATTCGGGTCATCCGTTTGCGTTTCCTCTACGTAGGCTCGCAAAAACATCACTCCACCTCCATCAATTCAGCGGTCATGGTACACAAACAGTTAATGTCCTCCTCGGCCAGGCCAATCGCTCCTGGATGTGGCCCGCTCCCGCCGCCCACCACGAAATTCCCGTCCAGCGGCACGGTCTGCCCGTGCGCCGCGAAATGGCTCTCCCGCGTCCGGCCCGGAATCAGCGCGCTCATCCAGACCTTGGCCTGCACCACCTCGCTCTGCCGCCAGGCCTCCAGCATGCCGCCATTCGCCGCGCCGTTGACCTCCGTGCGGGCAATCGCCTCCGGGCTGCTGCGGATGCGCTCGGCCATGATGTCCTCGACGCGCTTTTGCAAATCCTGAATCGTCTCGCCCGCCTCCACACCCTCGCTCAGACTCTGTTTGAGCAGCTCCCACGTTGTGACGTTGACCTCCTCCGCGAATCGCTGTGCACGTCCCTCCAAGAATCGTAACACCTCTGGCAGCGTGTCGTAAAACACCATATCGCCCAGGCCCAGGTCGTCCAGCGCCGCCGCGCCGTGATATTTGATGATTTCCGCCAGGATGGGCCGGATGGCCAACCGGAACTCGCGCGTCCAGCGCGCCCGGTCGAACGGTTCCTCGATGACCGCCTCGAACAGCGGCTCCTCCTGCCTGCCCCGCGCGCCGAGCCGGTCGAGGATGCTGTCCTGCTGCCGCCTGAACAGTGCAATAACGACGTCGGAAAATTTCCGTTCCAGCCCGGCCGTGCGCCGCTGCCAGCGTTGCCACAGCGCCCGGTGCTCTGGCGAATCGTAGGCTATGCCCCGCCGCCCCGGCGTGTCCAATAGCCGCCACGGACCAGGTAGCGCCCTGGGCGCGCCATTGCCGTTGCCCGGCTCGACGAATCCGCTACTCTGCACCGGCGCCACTGCCGTCGAGGCCCACCACGCATCGCCCCACGGCACTGGCTCCAGGCCGCGCCCCGAGCGCCACTCGTTGACCGTGATGGCCCCAATCTCGATTTGCCCCCGCTCCCGTTGCCACTGCTCGGTGACGTTCTCCTGTAGCACAACCACACCCGAAGCATCGAACTCGACCGTATCCGCCTCGCCGGGGAACAACGGCAACAATTTCTCGGTCAGCTCCTCGGCCAGGAAACGCGCCTCTGGCAGCAGGCACAAATCCCATAGCATTTTGAGCGCCGCATTGACATTCTGATAGGTGCGCTGGCCGCCCAACAGGTCGATAGGGATTTTATAGGCCCGGCAGGCGTCCTCGAACGACACATTGAGCAGCCCCAAAAATTCCGCGTCTTTCGGCGTCACCCCGGCCTCCTTCATCTGCACCTCGACCCGAAAGACGCCCCATTTGTGCCGCTTGTCCTGCCCCTGGAAACGCTGCTCGATTTTATCCTCCAGTTCCCTGGCCTGGTCGCCGGTAAATTCCATGCCCTGCACCGGCATGATGGCCCCGCCCATCTGCATCCCATTCGAGAAAATATCGCGGTTGCTCCTCATCGCCGCGTTGCGCGTGTCGGCCGCCAGGCGCGCCGCCGCCAGCGGCGCCAGGCCGTCGAATTCGTCAATCGGGTTATCGTAGGGAATCCATACCGTCTCCCGTGGCGAGAAATGGATGTCCTGGCCGCCAGTAATCGGTCTGTATATAAATTCCTTGATATAATTGTT